ATGCTGACAATCAAACTAAACAACCAACGCCTACAACAAACCCTCAGCCAAATCGAAGACGCCATCGGCGACCTGACCCCGCTAATGCAAGCCATCGCCGCCGAACTCGCCAGCCAAACCGAAGAAAACTTCGAACACGAAGGTCGCCCCGAATGGCCCGAACTCTCCCACGTCACCACAGAGCGGCGTGCAAAACAGGGGCATTGGCCTGGGCAGATGCTGCAGGTGAGCGCGGGAGGGTTGGCCGCGTCGATCGTTACGCATGCAACCGACAGCTCGGCCATGGTGGGTAGTAACAAACCGTATGCGGCGATGATGCAGTTTGGTGGGCAACGTGCGGATTTTCCACAGTTGTGGGGAGACATACCTGCGAGGCCATATCTGCCGATGGATGCAGAAGGCGCGCTGCAACCCGAAGTAGAGCACGTCTTACTTGACCTAGCGCTATCGCATATCAGAACCGCGCTTCACATGTAATGCCGAAGGGCTAGAAAAGGCTGCGGATTCGAATGGTGAGCTGACGTTTAGGTCGCTGCTAAGACACAGGTGGATGTGGGGGGCGAAGCGAGGGGAAAACGCTTTTGAACGTTTTCACAGATATCAGTCAATCCAGATTTGAAATCTGGCTGGGTTACCACATTGTTACAGGACTTGCCCCGTGGCTGCTGGTTTTTTGATTCGGCGTGACAATTTACCTATTGATTGAAAGAGCAAAACTTCTAAGTTAACCTCAGGCCAGCCCTGCTAAGCTCGCAAAGATTAGACTTGCGCTAAGATTCGCGAACCACAGCGGCCAAAAAACTGACCATTTCGTGCACGAAAATTTGCCAAATGGTGTTCACATACGCAATGGACTGAATATGAGTACACATTATCGGCTACACCCCCCCTTTTTATACGTGGCAGAAAGCCAAGACTTCTCGAAAGCTTGGGAGCATTTTTGCTGCAAACTTCTTAATATCAAAAACAAAACAACTACTATCTATGTACGCAATCCTCCCGAACAAGGAATAGATCTTTATTACCCTTCAAAGAAAATTGCATACCAGTGCAAGAGCGTAGAGTCCGGAAAATCTGGTGATTTCAATGTTACACATGCCATTCAGTCGATCCAGACGGCGCTTAGTGTAAAAAAAGAGCTCGGTTGGAAAAAATATGTTTTATGCGTCAACGTAGATATTAGCGGGACCGCGGAGAAAGCCCTCAAGGAGGCGCTTCCAGAGATTGAAATTTTATCCACCTCGAACTGGGTTCGACTGTGTGAAAAACATCCAATCGAAGTTGAAATAAATTTTCGGCGAATATTGGAAGTGCCAAGAGCGAAAGTCTTAGATGCTATTAATGATACTTTCATTGAGCATTATTCACGCAAGCTCAAAAAGAAAATTGAAAACTCGCACTTCGATATATTTATTTATTGCAATACACACGATAAGACATATCGCATCGCAGTCTCGGAAGAATTTAGCTGTGGCGATTTGCATGACATACTTTGTGGTTTTTTTAAGCTGCCAAAACCAGCTAAAATTGAAGCGGAAGAAATCAATGTCGCTTTATCCCATCACGTGATTTTCAATGGAGCCAAGTTAACTCAGAATCAAATACTCAAAGATTTAGGAGTAACCCAAGGCAGTATAATTACATTTTGGACGACCATTCTATGGCGAGATGCGGAGAAAACATTGAGGAGGGATGTAATTCACATGATGACTTCTTCTATGGCTAGTTGGTCGCACAGAACGCTAGCTCAGCGACGCGATAGCGCGATCGCTAAATACTCTTCATATATCAAAAAGTGTTTCGAGGAGTTTGATGGCAAGCTTTTAAATAATACTGAACAGCCGCTTATGGTTAGCGACACAAAATAACCAGCACAAACATCATGCAAAATCATATCAAGCGTGCATTAAGGACGATTATGGACAACCGGATAAAATATGCACTACATCTTGCCGATTGGGTGTACTTGAATGGCGATCAGTCTGACCTAAGAAAAAGCGCTTCCAAGGTTCTAGTCAGCGAGTATAACCCTGCTATGAAAGGTTTTATATTTTGTCCGGAGTGCTGCTCGAATCTTTTTCGATCGCCAGAAACTAAGGATTTCTCTTCCAATGGGAGGGCGGCTTACTTCGCCCACAACAAGGGCACTTTGACAGATTGTGGTTTGCGTACAAAAAGAGCAGCAGGCAAAACTTATCAGACAGAAGAAGATGCGAGGCGCGCGATACAGAATGAAGAACTCGTTATCGTTGAGGGTTTCATAACTGAAAAGCCCGTCGCGCCTAGCAAATCTACTGGTGAGTATGACGCATCTCAGATAGAAGAAGTTGATGGGCCGCTGACGGATGTTCCGATTGCCCGTCACAAAGGGAAAACCTTCAAGTTGCCCAGCAAGTTTAAAACGATACGTGGAATATGCAATAAATTCGATGACAACATTAATAGATATTTTTTTATGCCCGGTGGGCAGCATGCAATTCAGTTGCTTGATCTGCTTAAAAACATTGAGAGCGTAGAAGGCGAAGATGATATCCCGCGAATTTACTACGGCAAAATAACGCGCTCTTTTAATGCGGGGGCAACACCTCAGAATATACGAATGACCAAGCTAGAATATAATAGCTCTGATTTTGCTGATTTTTATTTTAAATTGTCGGACTCGCGACAGCAAGAAAAAGGCATCAATGACAACAGTCGAGGGAGAGTAATTCTTATTTATGGCAAGGTTACAACGAGCGGTGCAGGCCTTTGCATAGCTAACTCTGGATGGGGAGAGTTTGGATTACTTCCTCAAAAGTATGAAAGTTTATTATATTAATTTTTTTTGCTATGGGTGAATGGGCACACAATTTATCTACCTGCTCGTCAATTCTTATCGGTCAATAACAGTATGAGAAGTTGGTGCAGTGTAGTCCGATTTTAGCTAGCAGTGAGGATTACATGCTCGCGCCAACACGAGCCTGCTTTGCAACCCGCGTCACAGATTTGTTGTGTTTGAAAAATTGGCTATCATGGAAACAATAGAAGGCTGCTAGCAGCGCAAGGTTGCCCTGCACCTTGCCAGTGGATAACTGCCGAAAGGTGCGAAAAGCCAGTTGAAATGGCGTACGATCAGAAGCGAAGGCTAGCGAATTGGACTATCTTGAAGAATACGGCACCATCAATTCAGGTGCGAAATCCACCAGGCATTTCAATTCTCCTTCATGAACTCAACTTTCTACCTGCCGCGCCGACTCTCTAGCAACGGCATCATTTACACTGAGGAGGCAGTCTTATCCGCGTCAAATTATACTGTTGTCTTGGCTGAACCCGGTGGTGGAAAAACTGAGCTCATGGGGAGCTTGGCCAAGAAACTGGGCACCTCTCCTGTCACCGCTAATAAATTCAAACGTGTGGCCTCCAATTTAGAGGGCGCCGCGCTCGTGATCGATGCGTTCGATGAATTGGCAAAAATTGATCAAACCGGTATCCACGATCTCTTAGCCAATGCCAGTAAAGCTAAGCCGACATGCGTGATTATTTCGAGCAGATCCAGCGAATGGGGCACCGCAGCCACCATTGCTTTCGAGGAGTATCTCGGACACTCACCGCTCGTGGTAAGGCTGGTTGAGTTTGAGGAAGCAGAACAAGAACAGATTTTTCATCACCACGATCCAGGTGAAGACTTTGCAGCGTTCCAAGCGGAGGTTGCTAGGTTTGACTTAGCCGGGTTACTGCCCAATCCCCAGTTCTTGACAATGTTCGCAGATGCTTATGTAGAGAGCGGCAGACGGTTCACCGACAAGAGAAATATCTTCTCTCAAGCAGTCGAACGCTTAGCGAAGGAGGCTAACCCCACGGTAGCGAAAGTCAGCCAGCCCCTTTCGATCACACAAAAAATTGATTTGTCGTCTGAGGTGTTCGCCAAGCTTCTACTGTCAGGGGCAGAAGGTATCGGAACGAGCGAAGCAACGGCGGACGGAATCTACCCACTGCTTACGTCCTTGTTTGAGAGCCCAACCGCAGCTGAAGGCATCCTGGCAACACGGCTTTTCAAACCTGGGGACACCGCAGATCAGCATCGGCCGGTTCACAAGATTGTCGCTGAATACTGTGCCGCGGATTACTTGGCCAAACGCATAGCTGATCCGTCTGACCATCTGACGATTCACAAATGCTTACCCATCATTGCACCTAACTCCACGGTCCGGGACGAACTCAGGGGTCTGCTGGGATGGTTAGCCGCGTTAGGCAACAGGTCTATCCAGGAGACAGCGATTGAACTTGATCCCTACGCAGTGCTCGCGAACGGTGACCCCTCTCAACTTCATCACTCCTCGAAGCGCCTGCTCATGCAGTGCTTAAAAGAAGTTGAAACGAGAGATCCTTATTTTCGACGGGGTGACTCGTGGCGTCGGTTCAGTGCAGCTGGATTTTTTACCGAAGATGTCCTGAAAGAAATTAAGCCTCTTCTTGCTCCAGATCTCGACGGGCATTTGCGCGATCTGGTCCTCGAATTACTGGCGGGGTCACCGGCAACAGAACATCTGACAAATGAACTGCGTCAGCTCGTCTTGACGTCTGACCAAAACGAACATACCCGCCTACTCGCCAGTAGCTGTTTGCTTGAGCTCAAAAATTATGATCATCATCCAGATATAGATATTCTAATGACGGAGGCTACTAGTGCGTCCTTAAAAATCGCAACAAATATTATAACGACACTGGGTCCGGATATTTTTGGCGCTATTTACTTGTCAACTTTCTTTCATGCGTGTACGAAGCTTTACCCCGTACCGATAGATCAACTGGCGCGAACAGTTGGTACGAGCTACTTCATCAGAAAGCTAATTGAAATATTAGATCCAAGCTTAATTGAGCTGTTACTCGATGAACTGTCTCTCTCAGCAGTTTGCACTTGCGGTAAAGAGCGTTACGAATGCAGCTGTCGAGACGCCATAAGCAAAATAATTGGCTTAATGCTTGATAGTTATTTCGAATTAGCCTCTGCGCCTTTCGAACCTCCGCGCGTTTGGCAGTGGCTTAAGAATCTAAATTTTCCTCATCATCAAGTGTCCAGCCATAGTGCTGCAGTGAGGACACTCCAAAGCGATGATACCCTGCGACAAGGAATCATAGCTCATGTTTTTGGAAACCTAGTCGACAGAGCCGTTATATTCGAGACAAGAATAGAAAACTTTGAACTTTACTCTCATTCAGGCTTACAACTCCAATATCGTGATCTCGAATTTATTATTGACCTGGCATTTTCGAGCGACAATATTTCACTTTGGGCATCTTTTATGCCTGCACATCAGCGTTATCGCTACAAAACGGAGCGAGGGTCGGATCCCTTAAGGCGACACATGCGTGAACAAGCGTTGGAGAAGCCCCTGTTTATGAAGGAATGGGTAAGATCCAACAGAGCACATAAGCAAATGTCTCATAAAATGAGATTTCCGCGACTGAATCGCAAAGTCAAACGTAGACAGCGGCAACGAGATGAACGGCGTGCCGCGCGCATCCAATATTACCAAGACAATCAAGCGCTCATTCAAAGCGGTTGCGATTGGCAGAGCCTGTTCCACTTCGCCGAACTAACTCTAACGCGACCAGAGCAAATTGAGGTAAGCGTAGGTGACGAGAAGCTCGTCCGAACCGCCCTCAGAAATTGCCTTGGATTCATTGATTCATTGATTCCTGAATTAGGAAAATTTGCAGAGTTACAATGTTCGGGGAAAATTCTACACGCTGAAATGGTTTTGTTAGCGGCATGTCTAGAAATCATGCGCAGTGAAGGGGACCTAGAGAGCGTAGATATCCGCTTGTTAACAGCACTACGAACCAGTATTGATCGCCACTACAGCTCGGTTATTGAGGAGGATCGGAATGCGCTAAAGGCTGAGATCGACAGGCTAATTTTTGTTGCGGGAACGAGTGCTGAGACCTACTTACGCGAGTACTTGGAACCACAGCTGGCTCAGAAAGCCTGCAAGCACCCAGATGTGTGGCTTTTGCGCCGCGACGAAATTTTCGGTCATTTAAGAGCAGAGCTTTCGATAGAATGGCTCGAGCGATTTTCTGACTTAGCTATCGACCCGATGGACACGCTTTTTGAAGTTGCCGCTGAATTTGGTGATCGTCGCGCTCTTATTGAAATAATTTCAAAAAAATGTGCGGGTTTTATGCTCGACTGGCCGACGCTCACGACCGATGAAGACCTTGAGCAAAAGCGCATATTCTGGTTGGTTCGTGCATTTTATTTTATTGAAGATACCCCGACTCAATATTGGAATTGGTTGAAGTCTGATAAAGAAAATGTGTTCACACTTAATGCTCATTCCGGTCGCTTTAATCGAAGCGATCACTCAGCCTGGCCTGTACTCACCGCAACCAAAATTGAAATCATCCTTGATGGCTTTATTGATAAGTGGCCTAAGGTCTATCTGCCGAGTAGTTGGGGCTCAGAAAGCCCGAAAGACGAAGTGGCATATCGTTTCTTAATTGATATGATTGGGATGCTATATGCATGTGATATCGACGAATCGATTATAGTCTTAAAACGGCTTTTGGCAGATACGCGTTTTGTTGACATGTGCGGCGACCTAAAAAGCTTGCTGGCTGGAAAAATCAGGCAAAAAGCTCTCAGAGATTTCGAGCCACCCACACCAGATGAGATCGTAAATCGACTTGATCGCGATGCAGTCGTGAACGTGGAGGGTTTGCGCCAACTCGTCCTCCAAGAGCTTCAGGACTTTCAGAAAGCCATAGACGGTGGGGAGTTCAACCCAGCGGACCGTTTTTACAACGGGGCTAAGCGCTTAGACGAAGTCAAGGCCACCGAAGTCATTGCCGATCGTCTTGATTTAATCCTCAAGCCTCAAAGCATTACGATCACGTCAGAGCACCAGATGAAAAGTGCAAAACGCAGCGATTTCACTGCGGCTAAATTCATTGGTGGTAAAAGAAGATTGCTGGTGGTGGAGGTAAAGGGGCAGTGGCATAAAGAGCTATATACGGCTGCGGCCGCGCAACTCTATGATCGATACTCAAACAACCCAGACGCAGAGCAACAAGGTATTTATCTGGCGATCTGGTTTGGCCCTCATGAAAAGGTCGCAGGCCTCAAAAATACAATTATAAATAACGCCCAAGAACTCAAGGCGAGCATTCAAAAAACGCTACCACCAGAACTCATTGGGCTGATTGATATTTTCGTTTTGGATGTTTCGAAGCCTTAATCCTGCATTTCGAACAATAGAGCGAAGGCGGATCACAATAGGCCTAGCAGGCTCAGGACACCGCACTCCCTGCAACCGCTCAATGCTGCGCGGGGCATCAGCGGTAAATACTTTATAAACAACCAGGCCACCATACGCGCGGGTGGCTTTTGCCACATCATCAGCAATCCCCGCAGTCCACCCTTTAAATCCGATTAAAAGCCCAAACCCACCATCTAGCCCAAGCTCTGCATATCTCCCCAACGCAGCGCTAAACCATGACCCCCCTCCACATCTTCAAACCCGGCCTCCACACCGCATCCTGCGGCACCACCCTAAACTTTACCGCCTCCGACCTATCCGCCACCGTAGCCGCCTACAACCCAACCCTCCACGAAGCACCCTTAGTCATCGGCCACCCCCAACACGACGCCCCTGCGGCCGGCTGGGTACAATCCCTCAGCGCCACCGCCGAAGGCCTGATCGCCACCCCGCAACAAATCGATCCGACCTTCGCCGAGCAACTGGCGGCCGGCAGCTACAAAAAGATCTCCGCGTCCTTCTACCACCCAACCGCGCCCAACAACCCGGTGCCTGGCGTCTACTACCTGCGCCACGTTGGCTTCCTCGGTGCCCAGCCGCCAGCCGTCAAAGGCTTGCGCCCGATCGAGCTCGCCGAAGCAGAGCCCGGCGTCATCCACTTCAGCGAAGGCGCGCCAGCCGCCCCAGCACCGGCACCGGCACCTCAGCCTGCGCCGCAAACGCCGCCGATCACCGCACCCGACACAGACACCCTCCAGGCCGAGAACCTGCGCTTAAAAAACGAACTCGCCCAACGCGACCAGTCCGCACGTGTTGCTGTGCAGCAGGCCGTCCACACCGCCAGTGTCGCCTACGCCGAGCAGCTCGTTGCCGCGGGCATGAAGCCGATGCACGCGCCGGTGGTCATCGCCACGCTTGATGCTGCGCAGCTCAGTGCAACGCCGTTGCACTTTGGTGAGGGCGACCAGCGTCAGCCGTTGAGCGATGGCCTCAAAAGCCTGTTCAAAGACCTCACCGGCGCCATCAGCTTCAGCGAGGTCGCCACCTTGCAGCGCGCCGGCCAGACCGTCGCGCAAAGCACCAACCCGTTGCTGGCCGATGCCGAAGCACGCACCCAGCGGGGGCAATGACCATGGCCACTTTCAACCAGCCCAAAGACCTCGGCGACTTGCTGCTGGTGCAAGTCAGCCCCGGATGGAGCAAAGACCGCGTCACGCTGCTGGGCGGCAGCGATTACGCCCTGGGCCAAGTGCTCGCCAAGGTCGCCCACAAGTACCAGGCCCTCGACCCCAGCGGTGCGGGGCCGGCGAAAAAAGCCGTGGCTGTATTGGCTGAGCGTGTCGACGCCAGCTCCGGCGATGCGCCCGCCGTGGTCATTGCCCGTGGCGCTGTCGTTGCGCGGGCAGAACTGGTTTGGCCGGCCGGCATCACCGAACCGCAACAAACCGCTGCCCTCGACGACCTCAACGCCCTGGGCATCGTCGCCCGCGTCACCCTTTAACGGAGCCACCCCATGAACCTGCAAGACCTCTTCACCGTCGCCAACCTGACCGCCGCCGTTAACAAACTCCCGGCCATTCCCGGCAAGGTCGGCGCCATGGGCCTGTTCGACGAAAAAGGTGTCACCAGCACCAGCGTCATCATCGATGAGCGCGAAGGCCGTTTGGTCCTGGTGCCGAACACCTCACGCAACGACGATCCCGCGCCGGTCAAAGGCAACAAACGCAAGCGCCGCACCTTCGAAACCCTGCACCTGCCCATCAGCCGGCCACTGCTGCCCAGCCAACTGCAGGGCATCGCCGCCTTCGGTCAGGAGAGCGCCACCGCGCCCATGGCCACCGTCATCAATGACCACCTGCAAGACCTCAAAAACAGCATCGAAACCACACGTGAATTTCAGCGCGTCGGCGCGCTGCGCGGCAAACTGCTCGACGCCGATGGCTCGGTGCTGGTCGACCTGTTCGATGAATTTGCCGTTGAGCAAAAGAGCGTCACTGTCGCCCTCAGCAGCGCCGGTACCAATGTGCGCAAAGCTTGCCTCGACGCCAAGCGTCACGCCGAATCCAAACTCGGCGGCGTCATGGTCACTGGCTTTCGCTCGTTCTGTGGGCCGGACTGGTTCGACGCGTTCACCGACCACGCCAAAGTCAAAGAAGCCTTCGCCCACTATCAAGAAGCGCAAGACCGGCTCGGTGGCGACCTGCGCTCGGGCTTCACCTTCGGCGGCATTGAGTTCATCGAATACGACGTCACCGTCAGCGGCCAGCGCTTCATCCCGGCCGACGTTGCCCAGGTCTTTCCGGTTGCGCGCGATGTCTTCCGTCTGTTCAACGCGCCGGCCAACTACAACGAAACCGTCAACACCCTCGGCCAGCCGTTCTACAGCAAGGCCGAGCCGCGCAAGATGGGCAAAGGCTGGGACCTCGAAGCCCAGGCCAACCCGCTGGCCCTGTGCTTGTTCCCCGAAGCATTGGTCGAATTGAAGGCGGGTTGAGCCATGCGCTATTGCACCCGCGAAGACCTCGGCGACGCCATTCCCTTGATGACGCTGACGCAGCTGTCCAACGACGACCCGGGCGCGCGCCAGCCCGACGAACACGTCATCGCCAGCAGCGTGCGCCAGGCCGAAGAACTGGTCGACGGCTACCTGCGCGGCCGCTACCACCTGCCGCTCGATCCGGTGCCCACGGTATTGCGCGATGCCGTCATCTACCTAGCGCGCCACTGACTCTACCAGCGCCGCCCCGAAGGCGCCTTGCCCGACGCGGTCATCAGCGCCCGCAAAGACACGCTCAAATTGCTTGAGAGCATCCGCGACGGCGTCATCACCCTCGGCCTGCCCACGGGACAAGCCGTGCCGGAGCCCGGTGAGATCCGCGTGCGCGCACGTCCGCCGCACTTCAGCGCACAGCTCTGGGCGGGTTACCGATGAGCGCATCAACCAACAGCCAAACCGAACAACTGATGGACGCCATGCTCGATCGCCTGCAAGTCAGGTTTGGCCAACAGCTGCTGGTCGAGCGCTTCCCTGAAAATCCGCAGCTCTACCGCCTCAACCACCCACGCGGCGCCGTGTTGCTGGCCTACGGCAAATCCACGTTCGGCCACAGCGAGAGCACGGGGGCGGTCTTCCAGGCGCGTCAGCTGGTGCTGCGCCTGACGTTGATCTTTCGTCAGCTCAACGGCGCCGATGGCGTGATCAGCTACCTCGACCGCCTGCGCGCCAGCCTCACCGGATGGTGCCCGCCACACGCCGACCAGGCCTGCCGACCGCTGGCCGAGCATTTCATCGGCCACAGCAACGGCGTCTGGCAATACGCCCAGGACTACGCCACCCGCGCCACCCAACTGCAAGCCTACGAGGGCTGCCCATGAACCTGTCCCGCTACATCTACACCGGGCCGCCCAGCGGCGTGACCCTGCGCCTGAATGAACACCGTGAAACGCTGGACGTGCAACTGCACCCCGGCCAACCGGTCGAGCTGCCCGCTGCCCACGACTACACCCGCGTGCTGTTGGCGCTCAAACACCTGCAACCATTGCCCACCCCATCCAGACCGGCCGGCAAGACGCCCAAGCCGCTATCCCTCGCCAAGGACTGACGCCCATGCCCGCCAACTACCTGCACGGCATTGAAACCACCGAAGTCGAACGCGGCCCGCGGCCCATCCGCGTCGTCAAATCCGCCGTCATCGCCTTGGTCGGCACAGCGCCCACCGGGCCGATCAACGAACTGACCCTGTGCCTGAACGACACCCACGCCGCCCAGTTCGGCCCGCACACGGCCGGCCACAGCATCCCCGAAGCCTTGCAGGGCATCTATGACTTTGGCACCGGCACCGTGCTGGTCGTCAACGTGCTTGACCCGGCTATTCACCACAGCACCGTCACCGAATCGCTCAAATCGTTCGCCGACAACAACACGCTGCAACTGCAACACGGCGACCTGCAAAGCCTGAAACTCACCCCCGTCGATGGCGCAGCAACCTACCAGGCCGGCATTGATTACACCGTGTCGCTGCACAGCGGCCAGGTCACACGGCTGTCCACCGGCAGCATTCCGCTTGATGCCCATATCAACGCCGAATACAGCTACACCGACCCGGGCAAAGTCACCCCGGCTGACATTATCGGCGCCCTCAACCCAGCGGGGCGGCGCACGGGACTCAGCGCCTTTCAAGACAGCTACAACCAGTTGGGCTTCTTCCCGAAAATCTTCATCGCCCCGGGCTTCAGCACCCTGGGCGCGGTCACGGCGGCCCTGGCCGTTGCGGCCGGCCAAGTCGGTGGCGTCGCTTACGTCGATGCACCGATCGGCGCCACCGTTCAGCAAGTGCTCGCCGGGCGCGGGCCGGCAGGCCATATCAACTTCAACACCAGCAGCGATCGCGTGCGCCTGTGCTACCCGCACGTCAGGGTCTACGACGCGCCCACCAATGGCGAACGCTTGCAGCCGTTATCCATCCGCGCCGCCGGCCTGCGCGCCAAAGTCGACCATGATCTGGGTTATTGGTGGAGCAGCTCCAACCAGCCGCTGCTCGGCGTCATCGGTTTGGAGCGGCCACTGACCGCGCGCATCGACGACGCCAACAGCGAAGTCAACCTGCTCAACGAAAACGGCATTACCACCGTCTTCAACGCCTTCGGTACCGGCCTGCGCCTGTGGGGCAATCGCACCGCCGCATGGCCCAGCGTCACCCATCTGCGCAACTTCGAAAACGTGCGCCGCACCAAAGACGTCGTCGACGAATCCATCCGCTACAGCGCTTTGCAATTCGTCGACCAGCCAATCACCACCGCGCTGATCACCAGCGTCACCGAAAGCGTCAACCTGTTCCTGCGCAAACTCATCGGCGACGGCGCCTTGCTCGGCGGCGAATGCTGGTACGACCCGGCGCGCAACCTCAGCACCCAACTGGCGCAGGGGCACGCACTGTTCAACTACAAACTCAGCGTGCCGCCACCGTTCGAACGCGGCACCTTCGAAACCGAAATCACCGGCGACTACCTCGTCAACCTGGGGGCTCTATAAATGGCAGGCTTTAGCGCACACCGCATCTCCAACGCCAACCTCTACCTGGACGGCGCCAGCTTCTTCGGCAAGTGCGAAGAGATCGATCTGGGCACGATCAAAACCGTCATGAGCGACTTTCAGGGGCTAGGCATGGTCGGGCTGATCGAACTGCCCGATGGCATCGACAAGCTGGAAGGCAAGATCACCTGGAACAGCCTCTACATCGAAGCAGCGAGGAAGCTCGTCACGCCATTCAAGAGCGTGCAGTTGCAGTGCCGCTCGAATGTGCAGGTGTTCAACAACGGCGGGCTGGTCAATGAAGTACCGTTGGTGACGACCATGACCATCACGGGTAAGGAGTACCAACTGGGCACGCACACACCACGTGACCCGACGAAGTATGAGACGCCGTTTTCAGCGACGTACGTGCGGCAGATGATCAACGGTGAAGAGGTGGTGTTGCTTGATTATTTGGCGAATATTTTTCGGGTGGGTGGGGAGGATCAGTTGAGCAGATATCGAAAAAACGTGGGGCAATTATAGGAGCTAAAAACTCATATATTCTTATGGGTAAAAAAGCACTCGGCTTGGGATCGCACCTCAACTTTTTTCCCTCTTGGGCGGTAAAACTGCACCGCCCCCCTAACATCGTATACTTGCTGAAAACCACGAATGTTACTCGTCAGTTGCACATCGCAAGAATTTTAAACCGTCCTTGGATCAAAACTTCTATTCTAGGGTTTTCACTCAGCTCCTGACGCCAGTATCGAGTGATTTCTGGCCACGCTTGGGCATAATTATATGTTTCATCTACCGAGTCCAATATTGTCATATCCGCTTCGAATTCGACACGAGACTGCAAGATCTTAACTTGACATATGACTTCACCTAGTTCGTGCTTAGTCCTGTACCAATATGCTGTTTCTAAATCCCTGAACACAAAAAAAGATTTGAGTCGTTTGGGCTTATCCTGAAAGTCCCTGCAACGTACAGCTTCATAAAGATGCTCCCAAAAACGACAGGAAATCTTACCATTTGGAGCCTGAAGATGCGCGCGCGAAGCTAAATCCATTAGATTTTTCAGCTGTGAAGCTTCTACCATTTTTCCTGACGGCTTTAACTCTTCAGTCAGAAGAAGGTCTAATGGCTCTCCTTTTTGAATTAAGTCTATAGTCAATTCAGACAACAATTTCCGGTGAGACTTGATGGCGAAAGAAACCAACAACCCAAAGCCTGTACCAGTTGATTCAGATATTGATATTATTAGATCGAAGAGGCGACTATCTTCCCTGTTAGTCACGCCTGCGGATCTAGAATAGTTATAGCTATTTGTGTTATGGATGAGGCCCTCTTGATAACGATCACGATGCATGGCTTTAACAAAAATTGACATGGCAAAAACTCTCAAAGTTAGCAAGCGGGAAGGAATGAATCTAGTTGCTCTAAAAAGCTATTGCCTAACTATAGATGCTATAGGTCCAGTAATTTCACAGCCGTATTCATTTTTTAAACGATATAGAGTTCTGCCGGCTCGTATTCTAATGACATCGACATAGGAAAATAAGCCCAGATGATCTTTGGAGTTATCATTTAGCAATCGACGACATTCACTTATGAGATCATCGCATATATCTCTAAGGTTTTTGTCTAAATCAATCTGTCGTAAACATCTACTTAGGCGCAACTTGATCTGATTTATTGACTCAATAACATGGGTTGGATTTTCTGCAGAATACGATTGAAACATCACTCCTCGATGCGATAAAGTATCTACTATATCTTGAGCAATTTTTGAGTTAGAACTAAAGCGCCGTACCAACGGCAGAGGGCTCTGATGAGTTCTAAGGAGCACAGAAATAAGCTCTTCATGAGCCTCCTTCCATTCAATTAAAGTTTCTTTTTTATAATCTACGCCGTTATTTTTATCTATGAGTGTGTGACAGCCAACGCAAAGCCATAGGCCATTTTCTGCGCTATTAAGCAACGCATCTCCAATTGCCTCATGTCTCGGCGCGCCTTCTTTTTCGCCTAAAATATGTGCGGCCTCACCTTTTTTCAGACTTAGTAAAGGGTCCGCTACAGCAGGGCCAATTGTAAGCACATTGCACAACGGATTATTGCATATGTAGCCTGAACGATAGGCTATGATATTTGCAGTTTTTGCCGAGAACGCCATTACAACCTCTCATAAAACTCGCTAATGATTGCGAGAGACTTTTGATGTAAAGGCTGTATAAATGCAGCCCCAAACCTATCAGACATTATCATTATTATTATTATTAGCTGAAGTTCCTTTAAAGAGCCCCCAAATAAATCACAATGCAAACTCAAGTACGTCTCGCTGCGATCGTTAGCGAGATCTTTTTCAACGACAAGCGGCGTCCACCATCAGTCTAGGATGTGAATCGTAAAGCCAATACAGAGCTATGATCGCCAGCTTTTTTTCGCCCTGAACAAATAGAGGAGCGAGAATCCAACTCCGCAATGCAAGGGCTATTCGGCAAACTTCAGCGAAGCATTCCTCGACGCTTTTCACGTTTGGATGGGGAGCTACAAGCTCATCATCTGAAAACTTTTCACTAAAGGCAAGTCGTATCGATCGAGAAGCCATAGCTTAAAGTGCTATTGGCATTTCCCAAAAAGTCTGGTAGCCTATGGCCATCCAACGATTTACCAGCTCTACTGCTTGCAGGTGGGGCATTCGGAGACCTCTCAGGCGGTCTGCTAGTTTTCATCCTGATCTTCTCTGTTTTGAAGATTGAGTTCTCGATTCAAGGTTCATCCACGAAAAGGAGCAAAAAATGAATATGAAAACGAAGGTAAGCCTGAAGTGCAAGTGCAATGGCGTCAAGTCTCTGGGGGTTAAGACGGCAGAACCGCTGAGAGAGGATGGAATGTTCGCTGCATAGTTAGATAGGTAAGAGCAGACTCCCCCGCCAATATGAAAAAAACACCCTAACGGGTGTTTTTTTTTGCCCCGCTTCAGCTTCATCTCCATGGCTGCACGGTCGATTACGAAGAAACGCCCTGGATAGGGTCTATGCCGCAGACTTAATAATACCCAAGCTTTAAAAACTAACATCATTACCCCCTAAAGTGAATTGAATGAAGCAATGTGATGAGTGCAAAGAATCGATAAAAATCAACGCTACGCGATGCCATCATTGCACCGTGCTGCAGGGTTGGCGCCGCCTCATCAAAATCCCCTTGATTATGCTCACCGTGATCCTCACGGTTGCATCAATATTTTCTTCCGAGGTCATAAAAAAGATTACTGATCCAAAGACTGCCATCATTCAGTCCGTGATCATTGACGGTAGTAACCGTGAAGTCGCGTTTATGGTTACAAATGAGGGCTCCCGCGCTGCAACTCTATCTAATGTAAAAATCGAGGGCCAGACAACTGAAGGTTACTCAGCAAGCTACCTTATGAAAAGCGATTTGGATGGCAAGCTGTTGGAACCAAGTCATACGTACAGAGGTTTAGCCACTGGGTATATTATTCCAAAGCCGGTCGAGCACCAGCGAAGTATACCGCTCAAAGAAATTTACGGATTTGCCGATAACTGCCGCTTGCTCATTGAATATGTAGATATCAATGGCCAGCACATAATTCGCCCTTACCCGTTTATGTGTGATCCAATCTCCGCAAATCCTAAGGGCGGGCTAAGCTTAGGCCCACAGTGAGTTCCAGTGTCCAAAGCCACTACTCTCGATGCCATCGTAGCGCACTGATGCTAATAAATTGTCTAAGGGCTAGTGCGCCTCGCACGTTCCTCGCTACAGATCCAGGCTTCGTCAGTGCAGAAACTACCACGTCACGATCAGCTTGATACATAGCATAGGCATTGAATTCAGAATCAAGGAGTACTAACAAGACCGCGTCGAAAGGCTTCGTCAAATCGATGGAGCCCAACCTACCGGCAAGCCTCGCTGGGTCGGCGATGCAGCGTCCTTTAATTTGAATTCTGCTTAAATGTTCACCTTGAATTTCAGTTGCGTCATAACCGGCCTGTCTGGCGCAATGCAAGGTCAGACCTAGTTTCGTCGCTGCTTCATATTCAGCAACTTCACCAGTGATCCCTAACGGCTTGCCGGTAAGCTGGTAAAAGCGTCGTGCGAGTATCTTTGCATCTCGCAGAACCTCGAGAATTTCAGCTTCTGCATTAGCGGTCGAAGGCGGAGTGTCATCAGGCGTTAGAGTTTTATTCAAAGCGGCCCCTTCATAATCCGTGGCTCCAAAATAGCCTGCTTGATACACCGATGCATGACTTGGGAAAAGTTATTGCTCTTCGATGATTTGAAACTAGTCAGCTGATTTTAGACGTAAGTGAGCGTGCATAACTTTTCAGATGCACCATCGCAGCCGACTCAACCGCTAAGCCCCTCAACTCTGTTGACCGCTCTTCACCATTCGGTAAATAGACCGTCAACGTATCCACAAGCACAGTGTAGGAAGCGGTGTAAGTGACCCCATCATGCTCAAGGGTGATTTCTTCATCCATCTGAGCGTTTCCTTGTCTTGCTCATAATAATTCTGGTGGAGCGCCGGATGTCCCTATTCAGATAATAGACGCCCGCTGTCCAGCCAGACTAACCGCCGCGATGGCGAAGGCCAACCTTAAAAAGTGGTGAGCGGTTTCGGCTGTGCTTGTGCGCCATATTCCCTGGTGTCGCTGCGCAACGTCACAAGGCTACTATCTGCGGTGCAATTGCCTACAGAAAAGGCCGAATCCCCCGGCAGCGCATCTTTCAGCCCTCCAGTATCGTATGTCCTGTCACCGCCCATGTGACCAGGCAAGGCAACCTGTAGCGTCAAGATTCTACCTCCTGATCGAACAGGTTGTCCCTGCCTGACCTTCATAGCGATTGCTGGCTAATGTGAAGGCCTTCGGATTGAGCAGATCCATGGTGTGGTCGTTGGTTAACAGTCGTCTTTTTTCACATTCCGAAGCGTTTGGTGGTTGTGCGCAGGGCTCAATCGAGCGCCGGTTCGCTATCACCGGTCTACCAACTTGCGCATGACCACCTCTTTCAAAGTCGATCAGCGCGACGATGCTAATTAAAGAATTGCCCGCCGTTTCGCCCACCACGAGAGTCGATAGCTTTCGACCAAGATGCCGAGCTCAATCAAGCCAGACGGCGAACTCTTCTTCGCCTCCCCAGTTCTATTCAGGGAGCAATAGATGTGCAGCAACGTGGCCCACGTTCGTCAGAAATTGAATCCGTACACCCTAAACGCTAAGAAAGCCTGGGCGGTGCGCAGCAAATAAACGTGAGTTGGCAAATCACGTTTAAATTACACCAACTGTTACTCCAAAAAGCCTACAACGCCTTGCGCCACTGCCTACGTGTACTTCAGAATCCGCTGGCTTGTGCGCTGAGCCTGTGAAATCTATCGTGTACCTGCCACTGCTTATCAGTGGTCGGGTTTAGTAGCCTGATTGGCATTAGTAAGCGCATGAGCTCCATCTCGGCAGGTACGTCTGTTCCTGTATTTGATGGTGGTTGTGCGCAGGGCGCTCTCGGGCGCGCCGGTTTTGCTAATTCCACCGGTCTACTAACCTGCGCACAGCCGCCGCCTTTCTTTTAGTAGAGAACGGTCGCGGCACCTACTGAAGGAATTAGCACATGTTCAAAGTAACCCCAAACCCGCCAGAAGCCGATTCAATCCCGTACGATCCCGCGCTCGAACCTCAGCGAATAAAAGATGCGGCCGCTCGCGCCATCAACTTTTACCTCGACCCTCAGACGCTCAAAACCACCATTCCCAAGCGCCAGCCGGGCAGGATCTTTCTCATCGACCCCACGGTGGACGAGGAAACGTTGCTCGTCGAAGCCTGTGAATCGCTGGCCGCCGCCAACGACATGGCCCGCGAAATCAGTGGGGTGATCGACCACCCACAGCGTCGATCGCTGCTGATGTTGCAGGTGATCATGTTGAGTGAGCTGATCGTCAATCGCGTGCTCGACAGCCGACGCGTGTCGAACTAGCCGGCAACCCAGGCATGAGGGGGCGTGCTCCCTCACTGCCAGCGGACGCGCCACAGCCGTGGCGCGGCATCCTCTTATCCAGACGCTCAAGCGGCGCTCATCGGAGTTTCAGCTGATGTCACAGACACCGTCCCATCCGCCGGTCACCGACCCGGTTTCGCCTTACGAATCCTTCCATTCAAAAAAACTTCACGACGCCGCCGAGCGCGCGCTCGATAATTACCTCGCGCCGGCCAAGGTTAATGCGACGCCCTACAGTCCCAACACCCTGTTTATGGTCAACCCGGAATCCGACACCGAATCATTGTTGGTCAACGCTTGCGAATCCCTGGCCTCAGCCACGGTGATGCTCGGTGATTTCGCGGGGATGCTGGAAGGCTCACGGCGCAATACGCTGTTAGGCATTGCACAGGTGGTCATGCTGGGGGAATTGGCCGTGAATAAAGCGTTGGATAACGTAGTGCCTACCGACTGA